ACTGTTCCTACCCCGCCTGTATCTGATTTTCCAAGTATAAGTGTAAGTGCTTCATTTGCTGGTGTTTTTTCATTAATCCATTGAGCTTCTTCTAATATAGCTTTATTTTGGTCATAGTTTGCCATCTTGCTATCAGGTATAACTCTAAAGTTTGCACCGCTTCGACCAGCATCAGTTAATGAAGCTAATATGTTTACATCATTAACAGACCCCATCACCATATTACTAACATTAGCTCCTTTATTTAAATTAAAAATAGTAAAAGGTTCGTCTGTTTGATTTATTTTATTTAATTCTAATTGAAATTTTTGTCTGTCCATAAATTGGTCTGTTGTACCAAATAATGATTCTGGAAGTAGATTACCGACTATATCATCAACAATTTGCCCTCCTCTTGATTCTGGCCTATTATATCCTAATCGAGATGACCCACTAGCGTCTGGTGCAATACCAGCTGTAGGGTCTGTTCTTGGTGCTATTATTTGTCCGTCTGGGCCTACATTTATCCCTCCGTAGCCTGTAACATTAATAGGTTGATTTATTGTGGCTGTTAATTCTTCTAAAGACATACCACCACCAGCAGCGCCACCACCCGTTAAATCTTGATTGGTAGGTTCGCTAGTTACAATTCCTCTCATAGCGTCCATTCGCATTTGTCTTAGCATTTCATCTAACATTTTAAGACTCGTGTTTTTTTGATTTAATTACTATTTCTAAATCAGTATCTTTTGGTGTTTGTGTCTGAATTGAAATATGACCAGCGCAACCAACAATAAGAACTATTGGTATAATTGCTAATAATTTTTTCATTATAATCTCCTTAATATTAACCTAGTGTAAATGACCTTTCTTTGCCTCTTGACCTCATTGGTGTTGGGAATCCACTTAATAAACCACCTAAGAATTGAGCAAGAGCCATTTGATATTCTTGACCTTCTAAATATTGTTGATAATCAAAATCTAATTGTTGTTGGTTTCTAGCTGTTCTTCTATCACCTATATCAGTCATAGCGCCAAATTGTCCTAGAGCAGCTTCAGTAACCCCTGATGCTAAATTAGCAGCATTTAATAACCCGCCTTGATTTAATTCATTAGCCGCTAAATCAGCGCTTTGATTAGCAAGAGAAGCCTCAAGAGATGCCGCTTGGTTAGCTAAGTCTGCTTCTAATTGATTAGATACATTTGTAGATTGTGTTCTAAACATATTATCAACATTTGCTTGAGCAGTTCTAAACGCATCTTCTTGATTCATACCCTGTGCTTGAAGGTTAGCTGCTTGATTTGCTAAAGCGGCCTGTTGTGCTATTTCTGTATTAAATTGACCTAGTGATAAATCTCTAGCTTGATTTAATCTTTGTGCTTCCATAGCTGCATTTAACATAGATTGTTCAGCTGCTAAATCGGTAGCTTGGTTTAATCTTTGTGTTTCCATTAAGTTAGAAATATTATCTCTTTGTGCTTGATTTAATAATCCTAAATCTTGTGTAGCTAAATTAGCAGCGGTGTCAAACCCTTGTTTACCTAAATTTGCTGTTTGTCTTGCTATTTCTTGTAATGCTTGATTTTGTATAAGACCAGCTTCTACAGCTTCTCTTGTTCCTCCAAAAGCATTTGCTTGTATTGCTCTTGATTGTAAATCTGAAAGCTGCCTATCTCTGGCTTCTTCAATAGCACTTATAGTAGTATCTCGTACTAAAGTATTATATGGATTTAAATAAGGGTCTAGGTTTAAAAGACCAGAAAAAGTTTGAGGTGCTATTTGTTCTGGAGCATCAATTCTTTCTATATCAAAACCTCTTTCTAAAACTTCTCTTGCGGTTATATCATTAGGGTCTGCAACTCTTTCTTCTGCAACAATAGTTCTAGCTATTTCACTAGGTAAATCAATCATACCAGCTGTAACATCTCTGGAAGATACTTGTTGGGGTGTATAACTAGCAGCATCAGACATTCTTCCGTATAAATCGTTATATCTATCTACTTCATCAAATCTATTAGGGCTTAAAAATTTTAATGCTTCTCTTTCACCTATAGTCGTGTAAGCATCAGGTTCGGCAAATCTTGGGTCTGCGTATTCTTGAAATTCTCTAAGGCCTGTTGTTGTTACGGGTACTCTTTGCCCTGTTCTCATATCAATTCTATAAACAGGATTTCCGTCTGCATCTAAAACAGGTTTTGTTTCTGTTATAGCATCACGGCCATAACCGAAAGTTTCTGTCATCATATCTCGGATTGCTGGGTCTAATTCTGAACTTGTGCTTCCTTTTGATTTACCCATTTTATAACTCCTTGTCTAATGTAAAGAAAGTAGGTTTGTAACCTATATCTTTAAATGCTCTTTCCCAACCCTTTCTTCCTGTAAGCGTTGTGTATTTACAGCCAACTTGTTTTGCTTTTTGTTCTAATATAGGTATTAGTTTTTTTAACTCTTCTGTTTTTCCACCAGCTAAAAAACCATGTAGGTTATAGTATTGTGGAAAAGCATGGACTTCTGTTATGATGAAGGAGTGTCCAAGAGAATGATAATACATTTCTCCTTTGGCTATACTTTGTCTTACATCTTCTAAAGTATGACTGTTCTTTCCATAATCTAATGCCTTTTGTATATTTTTGCAATTTTTTTCAAAATTTTCTATCATATTGAACTCGCTGTTATGTTACCTGAATTATCAACTGTTATATTATATCGTGTTCCGTTAGGCGATTTAAGAATTAATCTGCCATCATTTATATTTATATCAGTATCTTTTTTAAAATTTTTTTTATCTTCTTGCTCTAAAGCGTTATTTGTTTGTTGAGCAATACTCGCATTATAATCTTGTGAAGGTAATGGTAATCTCATTTTATCCTCTGCTACCTCCAGCCCTAACAAATATCTGCATATCTCCTACTCTCCAATCTGCGTTTCTTGCTGTTTCAATTCTAAATTTTACTTCTCTTGCAGTAAAACGAACATCAGTCGGATTTGCTAAAGTGAAAGAACCGCTACTAGGAAATGTTGTTTCTGTTCCTGTTGGATAATTTCTAACTTTAAATTTAGCAGAAACATCTCCTAATGTTTTTTCATCTGGTATTATTTGTAAAACATTCATCAATCTTCCGTTGGGTTGGTCTATTTGATATGGCCCTGATTCTGCAAAAACCCCTGTTGATTCTCCTGTATATGAATATCCTGTTTCGTGTTCGTATAATTTATAATCAGCACCAATCATCATAGGGTTTGTAAATGTGCCTCTATCTTCAGCGCAAGTCCTAGACAACTCACCAACAATCCAATGATTTTCTTTATAGTTCCATGCAACATATCTATTGTTTTCTGTGCTATCAGAACTAGGATAGAACCACCATATTTCAGAACTAGCAGAATTATTAAATCCATAAACTTTACTTTTTTGACTTACATTATAATCACTAAAAACATAATCACTTACATCACTAGCTAATGGTTTAACTATTCCGTCATAAATAAAGAACTGTCCTTCGCCAAACCAAGCGGCAAAAGTATCGGTAGCCACGGCAGCGTTAGTAGAAACAATACCACAATTTGAACCGACTCTTTCAAATGAATAAACAAATGGTAAACCTACATAAGTGGCTGAATGAGCATCAATCGTTGATAGTAACAGAATTTGTCCTTTAACTCTAACTGCTGTTAATAATTTACCATTACCATTAACATTAAAGCTACCTGATTGATTTGTAGCGCTTGGTGTCCAATCAGTATTATCTTCTAAATCTGACCATTGAACTTTTTTCGGGTCGCCACCAGCGCCAAGTACCATTAATGCTCTTTCTTCAGTAACAATTAAAGATTGTATGCTTGTCGGACAATTAGCTATTAACTGTGCTGGTGTTCCTGTTGATAATTGCCACTCATAGGCCTTTCCGTCTGTTGTGCTGCAGCCAACTAAAAATTGACCAAAGGTATCTAATGACCATGTTGTGCAAGGTTGAAATAAACCGCTATCAGGTCTTTGTGTTCCGTAATTAGAAGAACCATAAGTATAATTACCATAACCTACGCTTTGTGTTGCATCATTATTTCCTGTAGTAAAACCAGCTGGCGTTATATCATATTGCGACCCGTCTATTGTGTAAGCATATAATTTATTAGGTGTTCCTACAGCTAACCTTCTATTACCAGCATTATCAATCCAAGATAACATTCGTCTAGCTTTTCCTGTTGTTGTAGCTGTTCCAAATTGACTCCACCCTTTAATAGGTTGTAGAGCATTATTATTCCAACGAACTAAATTACAATCATGCCAACGACCTTTTGACTGCAACTCTGTTCCGTTCTTATAAACTCCGCTTGGTAATTTTAATTCAACATAAGGCATTATTCTTCATCTCTGTTAAGTGAGTAACTAATTATAAAAAAGGGATTACTGTCATCTCTACTGCTGTCGATTATTCCAAATGAAAAACCAGATTGAAAATCAATAGACAGTCCATAATCTGTTTCATCATCATCAATATTATAATCATAAAAACCAAGATGAAAGTTTAAATCTACTTTATCGCTTAGACCTAAAGCAGTATCTATTGAGTAATAAACTTCATCTCCAAATTCCATATCCCAATCAGCATCAGCTAATATATTTGCGCCAAGTGTAAAAGCGCCAATATCAGCAGTAATATTTACTTCACTAGAATCATATCCTTCATCTGTGTTATCAGGGAAAGCATAATAAATATAACCAACACTTACAGGGCCAAAGCTATATCCAGCATAAACATCTAGTTCGTAAGTAGTGTTATCATCAAAATCTACATTTGACACCCAAGCACCAGCCCAAAACCCTGATTCACTAGAAACATCTAAACCACCTTGAACAGCAGCACCTTTACCTTGCGACATTCCACGCCAAATATATTCACTTGTTATTGATGCGTTCCATTCTACATCTGCTGTTGCGACTCCAGACATTAAAAAACTTAATATAATTGGTAGTATAAATTTTTTCATCTTCATCTCTCAATCAAATATAATATCTCAGATATTTTCATAGCTGTTGCTTTAGTCGTTTTTAAGTCTGGTGTTGTATCGTTTTGATAAGTAACTAACAAAACACCCCAAGCATCTTCTGAACTCATTATAGGACACGCTGTATTGACTATATCTCTATCTAAAGAGGTGCATTGACTTAAAACAAAATGACCAATCACATATTCATCACCTTCCATAAAATATCCTGTCGGTAATAAATCTTCGCTGTTTCTAGGTTCATTATATAAAGGCACTATATTTCGTGCATCTATCCAATCATATAACCATACTGATTCAATATCTCTATTTGACCTTAGAAGTTTAGTAATTAAATCTTCTACTTTAACTTTTTTCTCAGGGTCTTTTTCATACACTTCTACTATTGGAATCTCATTATCTTCTTCAACACCAAGATTAAGATATTGTTGAAAACCTATATATCCAATTACAGCTACAATTATAAGACTTGTAATCTTCATAACAAAAGCTGACCAAGATTGCTCTGGTGATATAATACTTTTTATTGCTTCTATAATATTATTCATTTTCTCATTTTCTCTATTGCTCTACTTGAGAACCAAAAACATACAACTGAACTTAAAATACCAACATCTGTTTCTGAATATATCTCTGGTAGAAACTCATGTAAATCACCACCATTTTGATATACTTGCACAACAGCTAAAGTCTTTGCAGTTAAATACAATCCTAATATTGCAAAAGTAACTGTAGGTCTTACAAGACCACTTAAATTAACTATCCATTTACTAGCATTGTTTTGAATTGTTTGACTATGTTGATATACACCTGATATTTCGGCTTCATCTGCTTTTGCTTTAGCTACAGTTATTTTATGTTTAGCGGCCATTTCCATTAAAGCTAACTCATGTTTTTGATTACTTTTTTGTTTGAAGTGGTCGAGTACAGCGGGGAGTCCTGAACTAGCGAATCCTAATAAAGAGCCAATTAAACCGAACATGATTTTAAACACCTTTCAAAACTTTGTTTCATTATAGACTTATCATAAAAATGTGCTTCAGATAGTTTATGTGTTTTTGTTTTTATTTCATCAACTAATTTAAAAATTACTGTTTCATGGTCTGAACCAAATAAAGCAATTATATCTGTATCTTCTTTTGTGTATTTTCTTTTTTCACCACCAATGTTGGTAGAAAAATTATATCTAGGTTTACCACCTTTTTTTCTATTATAATCTTTTGAAAGAGCAGATTTAACTTGAATACGAATTGGTCTTTTTTTGTAATTAACAATTACATCATAACCTTGCGTATCAACAAAAGCTGTTTGATAACCAAATTTTTCAAGAATGTAACACACAAACAATTCTCCTATTCTTCCTTTTTGTCTATTGTTATTCCCCAAGCATTTTTCCAAACATTGTAGCGGCAGCAGCCGATATACCACTCGCTGTTAAAAATATGCCAATGACAATACCTTTGCCTGACCTCATTTGCCCTTCAAGAGAATCAAGTCTTGTATTTAATCTTGAAACTTGTTTTTCAAGACTTTCGACTGCTTCTATTAATTTGCCTTGTTCAAGTTCAGACAGACCGCTCATTTAACTGCTCTTTTTTTTCTTAGTGTGATTACAGTCATAATGAACATTGTTAAAGTTTAAAGCTAAAATCTTTAATACTTTTTTAGCATTATCAGGTAAAAGACTTGTAGGAACAAAGCTACATACTAAAGACGCTATTGTTACTACGCTTGTTAAAATTAATAAAAGTGTTGTCATATTTTACTCCTGTTTTTCGTAAGTGATTTCATTACCTTCTTCATCATAATCAATGTGTTCATGTAAACTTTTGATTTCATAGGTAAATCCTTTATCAAGTTTTGGTGGTGTTGGTATAGGTGTGTTTGCATACCACTTGTCTTGTTTTTGTAAATCTTCTAAAGATTTTTTATAGTCTGCTATTTCATCTGGAACATCAACTTCATTAGCATAATCTAATAAATCATTTAAGTCTTGTAGCTGTTGTTCTTCATCTAATTTTCTTTGTAAAGTTAATAAATGTGTTTTTCTTTTACTCCACTCATCATTATCAGTTTCTTCATAATTATTATTATCAGCTTCATCAAAAAGATTTTGTGCTTCGTCAATTTGATTATTTAATTCTTCTTTTTCTTCATCTGTTAAATAAACAAAATTATCTATTTTTTCTTGATACCTTATAGCTGGTTCATATAATTCTTCAGTTATTCTTAAAAAATCCTTAACTCTGTTTTCTTTTGTTAATTTTAAAAAATTTTCTTCATCTTCAGTTAAATCATGTAGTTCTTGTATTAAAGTTAATTTGCCGTCTATATCTTTAG